GTTTCCCAGTCACGATCAAATGCCTGAGAGAAAGAGTCTCTGACTTTATCTAGTGATTCCTGTATCTTCGCACCATTCTGATCTAGGTCACTAGTTAGTGTGCTGAGATTCTGTTTGATTATGTCGATCTCGTTGTCTATATCGTCAGTGTTACCACCAAATGCACCCTTAATCTTTGAGAGTGCGCTAAAACCAGCGTTTGCTGTTGCCAATATACCAGTCTGAAACAACTGCATAAGACCAAGCAGACCGCGCCCTGCAAGCTGAATGCTATTGAACACGCCAATAATAGCCTGACCTGCTCTAAAGAATGCTTTACCAAGCTTGTTGATCTCCTCAGTGGTTTGAAAAAATGCCTCTTTACCATCTAATGTTGCATCAAGCAAACTAGCCATTGCTGGTAGCAAGGCTCGACCGATGTTGTCTCTAAGGTTAACAACAAACGTGCTCGCTTGCTGCAACCGTTCGTTATAGGTAACTTGCAGCTCTCCAACCTGCTCAATCTGCCTGCGCCCATCCTCCAAAACGGCAAACTTCAAAGCTTCACGCTTCTCATTTTCGCTAAGAGCTTGAGATGTCTTACCTAGAGACGCTGCATATCTGTCATACGCTTCTTGTTGTCTAATGACAATACCAAGGTTGTCAAGAATCAAAGGGGAACCACGACCAATACCAGTAACAATGTCATCAAAAGCTTGTGTTGTGGTTAGACCGAGGTCACGAGCACGAAGACGAGCAATCTGCATCAACTCCCCAAACTCCTCAGTGCTTTCAGCAACGCCAAGCACCATAGCGCGGTTGGCTGACTGGATAAGGTTAGTGTTGGCGATCGTGCCAGCACTAAACTCTTTTAGAGTACCCAGCGCCTCATCGCCACTAATACCTAGTTCTGATGAGAGTCGTGTGAACGACTGTGTGAGGCTGTCGAGTTGTGCACCTGCTTTAGCTAAGCCAAAAAGACCCCTTGCTGCAAACCCAGCAATGAAGCCTTTAACTGCCGTACCAACAGAAAGAAAACCCTTTTTAAGCTTGGTGGTGTTCTTCTCTGTTTTGTCCATCGACTTACCAAGCTTTTTGACCTGTGCATCTGCTTTAGCAATAGAGACACCAAGACCTTTAGAGTCCCCTGTGATCTTGTATATGAGTTCTCCTACTACTTGCTTTAATGCCATAAGGTGTTGATTTGTGGTTATTTTTTACTTATCTGACCTACTCCAAAAAGTCCCTTTCTCAACTGGCTTACAACACTTTTTGCGTCGTTTTGACCAATCATCTTGTCAAAAGTTCCCTCTTTGAAAGTGCCACGCTTCTCAAGCACATATATGGTTTGTTTGTAGTATTCTAGTAGTTCATCAAGATAGAGTTTTCTTACATCCTGTAGTGAGAAACCACTTGTGACAAGGAAAGCTATAAGTCTACGTAACTCCTCTAGTTCTTCTTTGTTGCTTTTTTTTTTGACCTTTTTGCTTCTTCCTCTACGTTGCTTAGGTGCTCCGCAGTGTGGAAAGCAATAATGTCGAGCGCATCTTCTTTATCGACGTGATTCTTCAAAAAGTCCAGCTCAATATCTGGTTGATAGTGATTGAACAGTATGAGAAGTTGAGAGTATATGTGATCCCAAAACTTCTTAAACATTTCAATTTGATCTTGAGAATTAACCTCAACCTCTGTGGCTTTCAGGTCATCAATCTTGACCTGTATCTCAAGTATTCTCTCAACTTCCTCTACAGTGTACTGCACAGGTATTTTATAAGCCCGTTTCTCACCATTAACATCTAAATAGATGATGTGTGGTTGCCTCTTTTTGAATAAGTCTAATATCGCCATATATAGTTGCACAATAGAACAACACAGCAGCCCTACGCTTGTGCTATGCGTACGACTGCATCAGTGTGTTTAGACAATTTGCTGCTCGTCAACGATCTCAACAATCTGACCCTCTAGCTGAATAGGTAGAATTGCCACATCTTCTTCGTCGTCACCAGCAAAGTCAATTGAGTATGGTGTGAAGTTTGTGGCGTTGTTGATGTCAATGCGAAACTCTTTGTTGCTCTCATCAGTGTTTACAATACGCATAACCTTGAGAGTCTTTGTACCACTGTCACCAAATGTAAGATTCTTAGAAGCAGCTGGTGTGTAGTCAGCAACAATAGTAAGAGTCTGTGCCTCAGTGGTGAGTGTAGCAGTGTCTTTGACATAGATACCCCACTGACCTGCGTGCTTCATAATGAAGTAATCAGTGTCTTCAACAAGCACACCATCTGTGCCACCTGTTACTGAGTCGATTGATGTTGGCGCTGTCCCATCTGACATCTGAAACGGAAACTGGATAAACTGATCGTATGCCCAATCACCAGAAGCAATAACGTGACTTTCGTTAGTTACTGCTGATCCTGCAACAGTTGTGAGTGTTACAAGTCCTGCGTCAAGCGTCGCAAGGTTGGTTAGGTTGATCTCAGCAAGGTCAAATGTGAATTGTACTTTTTTACCATTCACAAACTTCTTGAGATCGTCTACGTTGTCAAACTCAATCGCTTGATTTTCGACGAGACCAGTGAGCACTGGGTTACGGAGCGCTCCAATATCTACGAGTGATGAGAAGTTATCACCGATCTGCACTCGTACAGAACCCTTACGGATTGCTGGTGTCTTCTGTATGGTTGTTTGTGCCATATATATTTATGTATTACTAAATGAATAATTAAGCGAGTGCAAAGTGTGGATTTGTCTCGCCAAGAGCTGCATCAGCATATGCTTTTGCTACTTTGACCTCAGTGCCTTTGGCAATAAAGTTGCCGTTAGCAAGCTGTGTGTCTTGCAGCGCTACAATGCGCACACCACTCTCAACACTACTACTCTTTGTCTCCTTAGATTTCATAGAAGCGCTACGCTTCTGAGTACTTTTGCTTTTGCTTGTTGATTTAGCCATATGCAAATTATACTAATACTTGATAATCATCTCAACTGGTACAACATAAAGCTTTGCGTCCGTATCGTAGAGTTGGCTTGAACCTAGAAACTTCATGTACTTGATCGCCTGTTGTGCCCCTAGTAGTGTCTCTGATCTATCGTCAAATATTCTGTTTACATCGTCTGCAAGTGCTCGCGCTTTTGCAAACGTGTCTCCAACACAGTTAAATTGGTATGTGACAGTACGTACCAAGGGATATGTTAAAGACTCATCTATCTTAGTATACGTTATAGCCTGACTAACGGTAACTCCCTCTGGCACTCGTAGTGGGTATAAGTGATATCTGCTACCGCCAGCAGTTACTTTAGCAGCGACTGTAGCATCACCAGAAAGTTCATTGTAGATTGCTTCTTCAAATTGCATATTAAATAGGTCGTCTTACATTATTGAGCAACTTAGTGCCCTGCTTCGATATGTCTCTAGCTCCTTTACGCATCATAGCACGCGGTGGTTGGCTCACTGTTCCAAACTCAACAAATGGCGCGTATTTGACTGCTGTAGCAACTTCATAATCGAGAAAGCCTACCTTGCGACCAACAAATGAGTTACGGAGTCTACCAGTCTGTACAGGTGTACGATTTTTGACAGCGGTTTCAGTAAGCTGAACAATTTTACTTAAGTCTTTGTCGAGATTCTGAGCTGCTTTCCTGTCATCTTTGACTTTTTTTATGAATTGAGAGAAAGCCATGATTATCCAAACTTGATTACTTTAGCGTATACCGTTTGATGATTCGTTTTGCTGTGTTCGACAACTGACAACACCTCATATGCAGTACTGTCTACAACGATACGATCACCAAGTCTGATTGTCGTTGTTACAGCAAAATAAAAAACAAAATCCTCAAGCGTTACGTGGTAGTTGCCGTCAATAATCCTTTCACGACTCACACGATGAAAACGTGTAGCGACATTTGTAGCAACATCACTCCACACTTGCGTAATAGCACCAGTACCATCTTGAGTCTCTGTAGGCTCTTGGATGGTACATGTTTTGTTCAACATGCTTAAAAAGCCCATTATGAGATTTGCCTTAGAAATGCGTTGCCCTCTACTTGACCAGCCTCAACAACAGCCTTAAATCCTGATGCTGGGACAGTATTGATGCGTGTGTAGTTCTTCAAGATGTCATCAACGCTCAAGTGGTGAGCAAGACTTTTAATATCAACAAAATCTACTCGATAGTCTCCTATTGATGTGCTCTTAGTTTCTCGTATGTCTTCATCGCCTATATTCTCCTTTAGCACAGCTGATGCGAGTTTGAGTGCCACAAGCTTTATATCTGCGGGCACATCATCAGAGTATCGCCACTTACCCTCGATAACTACGTTACGTTGTCCTATTTCAAACACATACGGTGACGACTTCACGATCCGCGAGTTAGCATTGATCTTGGTCTCTGGTTGGATTAACTCTATCCAGTAGTACGGCGTACTTTGATTTACTGCGTTGAGTGGGTAGAGGTAAAAGTCATCGTTTTCTACAAGCAGCTGGTTATCCACAGTCAGACTTGTAAAGTTTTTTAGATCACCCACAAAAAGCTGCGTCTGACCATTGCCATTAAAGTATCGAGTCTCTGCATTGTCTGGGGTTGGGGCTTCAAAAATACGCTTGCCAAATACTGAGTCACCACACAATTGCTCTATATAACTTGTCACCTGAGAGATAACAAGGTCAGCAAACGTGTCGAGTGCGCTTGTGAAGTTGACCCCTGTAAAGTCTTTGAGTTCATCTTTGGTGATGTATGCCATGATCTAAATTATAACATTAAAGGTTAAAGATTATAGTGGTGAATACCTATCTACCTGACTGTATCTATCATCAGTGTGGGGGAAATATCTATCTTGCTGGCTGTAGTCTTTCACTTGATTGACCTGATATTGCATTGATTTGGTGATCGAAAAAATCTCTTGCCCTAGACTGTAGGTCAAAGACTTCGTTACGACAGCATCTGTAGTAACTGTATATTTGATTGACTTGGTAAGAGACTCAGAAGATATAACCTCATAACTCAGACTTTTTGTCTGCAACATTGCCTTAAACAAATGATATGCCAAGGACTTAGTGATGCCTGTGCCTTGCAAAATGGCGTAGGTGAGTGCTTTGCTTATCTCCTCATTGTCCTTGAGAGCGTATCTAAGAGCCTTTGTCGTCGTATCCACCTCAGTATTCACAGAATACGTCAAAGCCTTTGTAAGAGCAGCTGGTGTAGCCTGAACAACGTATGTAAGTGACTTCGTTATGCTTGTTTCTACTTCAACGTGATACTCAAGCGTCTTTGTCATCAACGCTGTTCTCTGCATGTGATATGCAAAACTCTTGGTCACGGTCGTATCTGAAACTGCATTGACTACATACCTGAGTTCTTTTGTTGTTGAGTCTTCTGTCGTCTCAACTGTGTACTTCAAGCTCTTAGTAAGAGACGTGTCAGCTTCAACCAAATATGTAAGTGACTTGGTTACGATCTCTTCTTGACTGATCGAATATACAAGTGATTTAGAGATAGATGTGTTAGTAAACAACACATATCTCATGAGTTTTGTTACTGACTCCTCACTAAACAAGTAGTACGTCAGTGACTTAGTTTGCGACGGGCTTGTGATGACCTCATATTGCAAAGCTTTCGTAACTGACGGGCTTAGCTGCAATTGATACGTGAGAACTTTCGTCACAGGTACCTCTGATAGCACCTCATAGGTCAAAGACTTGTTTATCGTAGTGATAAAACCTATGTCATACCTCAACGACTTGGTGATGCTATCTTGAGTATCCTCGATGGTGTATGTAAGCGACTTGGTGACACTGTCGCTGGTGACGAATCTATACGTCAGCGATTTAGTGATACTTGTGCCGTCAACAACGCTATAACCAAGTGTCTTAGTGATCGTGGTATCTGCAATAACTGAGTATTTGAGAGATTTGGTCAGAGACGCATCAGTAACAACCTCATAGTTAAGAGATTTGGTTTGTGAAAGGGTATCGAGACCAAAGTTAATCTCGATAGCTAGAGCGTTGGTGTTGCTGCTTGCAAGTGTCGTCCAATTCACGACATTACCAGTACCGTGCTCTGTCTGCATTCTGATGTTGTTGCTTGCGCCACCTGTGTCAGTTTCCTGTAATTCTGTTTCTCCAGCTCCAGCAGTAATACCTGTACCGTTGCGGTTTTGCACCATACCAAACGCTGCATTGCCTGCTGCGATACCAGCAAGTGTTACGTTTATGGTTGTGCCTGACGCCTGAGAGTTGGCACCATTCTCAGAAACAGCGTCGTCTGGATCATGACCAATACATTCATCTACTGAGAGGTTTTGCCTGATGGTCGTTGAGCCAAGATCAACACTTACTGTACCTGAACCTGAAACATAACCAGTACCCACGAAGATACTAGCTGTGAGTATTCCCGTTACGTTATTAAACTTTTCCCATGTGATCGTATCAGAAAAAGAGTCAGTGATCGTGTGATCCTGACCTGCGCTCAAATCAACACTAGCAACTGAGACAATAATAAGTGCCCCAGAAGAGGGCGTAAAACTAGACGTAGTAACATCAGACGCACTAGTTGCGTTTGCTAGATTTATTAAGTTTGCAAAATCTCTTACTGCCATGCGTTATCTTTTTAGCTTTGGTTGATCTTCTCGCTTCTCACCACCATCACCTTTAGGGTCTGGCTTAGGTGGCTCATCACCATTGTTTTTGATTTCTTCGTACTCGTTTTCGTCAGTCTTGTCGTAAAACACAAGCTCTACTTTCGTCCAAACGTTCCAAAAACCATCACCTCTGACATTAACCTCAATAAGACCAGTCAAATCAATCTCACCAATCTTGTATGCCCAGAAACCATCAAGAAGTGTGTTTGCGTATATGAGGTCGCCAACTATCGCGTATTCTCCAACGTCGAGAAAACCGTTGTCAGTGTCGAAATCAAGACCTTTGTGTGAATGCTGCCAGCTTTCGCCTGCTTCTGGTATTTTGGGCATAGTCGAGTAATACGATAAAAGTAATGTGTTTAGAGTATCTGTATACTCACATATCACTGTTTGTTGCTGTATCACTCGTATCTTTACCTACTTTCGACTGTCATAGTTGGTGATGCTAATCATGTCGTTTGGCAAAATCTGCAATAGTGTCTTGCGATTCTTGCCCCCTACTGTCTCTTGAAATCCAAACATATAAGTCCGTATGCGCTTCTCATGCTTTGTTGCTGCATTGAACACTGTATTGCGATAGAAGTGTATAGGACGCATCCCGTCGCTCATGTGTATCTCGTAGCGCTTGGTGATATCCTCGTAGGACTGCATGACAAAGGTTTCTAGCTTCTCTTGCTCGATCTCCTTGAATTGGTGAAACACCAGAGTCTCGTCATTGAACTGCTTGAGAGCGGTACCATCGTTATATATAGCAATCCACCCCCAACGCTCAAGTGGCACTTTCAGTCTACCTTGCTCTGGGTCATTAAATATATATTCTCGTGGGATTGTTTTGTTTCTCATCATTTTTCAATATTACTTCTTGATAAACAACAAACCTAGCAAAGCTCTCGCCTCACTAGGTGCGTACGCATTGGATTGCGATTTGAGAGTTGCATTGGATTGCAATTAAGTTGTGTTACTTACGGCGCGACTTCATTTTTCGTTTAGCTTCCATGAGCTTATGGTTGATGTCATGCTTATTGATGACTTCCATTTTCTCATCAAGCTCTCTTTCGATCTTTTTCTTAAGCTTACCACCGCGAGCGATGGCTGCTTTTGCGACTAAGACGCCACGCGTCCCTTGATGCTCCAAGTCCTTGGGAGAAAAACCTGTAGCTGGGGATGTGTGCTCTAGGTATTCTTCCTCAGTCCTGAATACCTTGCCACTTAGTCCGCATACGTGTCTCTTTGTCATACTACGCAGTTTCGTCGTACTGGTAGTTGAGTGTGCTCGTACTTCCAGCTGTAGCACCTGACGGTACTTGTATCTGGTGTACGAGATAGTCTGAGCTACCAGTCGCCGTTAGTGCACCTGACAATGATCCCCCAATACCCAAGTTAGCACCTGATGGCTCACTTGTTGGCATAGTCTGCGTTGCGATCGTTGATGTCGTGGTTGTAGGCGTTGAATATGTCTCAGCGCCACCGTATGAGCTTTCACGAGCGTTGGTAACATGTGAGTGTGAGCCACCTGTACCAAGTGATCCTGTGCGCCATATCTTGAGATTGTCGATCTGAGATGACCCACCAAGGTTGGTGACGTGCACCTTTTGCCACTTCTCATATGAGTTTGAGTTTGGCGTAAGTGGGTTAGCAACTGGGTCAAGGTTAGCTGCATCAGTACTACCCATGTCTGTATCCGTGATGTTGTGAGTCAGTGTCTCACCTGCACCGTTTGCTTCGTCGATCTCCACTGTAGCAGCGAAACCGTCCGCAAGTCTTATTAGATGAAGCATATGCTGTTTCAATCAACTAATAATGGTTGTGGTTATCGTTCGATCACGACTTCTTCCATGATCTCTTTAGCTGGGCGTAGCTTTCCGCCTTTGCCTTGAGTGTTAATCATGAGTTTCTGCGCAACTTCGTACACAACAACCTCTGGCAATTCACCCTCATAACGTACGACATACGCTGGGGATGAGTTGTCAAGCCGTTCAATTGCCTTTTTGGTGTGGTAAAGTCCAACGTCCCAAATCTCCTCGTCGTTCACGTATGAGCGCATCTTGAGATGGTAATACATACCACCCTTTACTGGGAGCGTCGATTCTTCGTCTTGCTCTTCTACATCCTCGTCTTCACTCGCATCTGGGAGTAGTTCCTCAAGCTCTGGCTTGGTTGCGTTTGAATCAAATGGGATTCCTTTCGCATCAAGCTCTTTCATAATTTCTGCTTTAGTAGCCATATATTTACTCTTTTTAACTTAGTAATAGCTTAAAGAGAAGTAGGGGGATGTTTTACCATCCCCACTTCTCAGTATCTTACGATAGTCCTGTTAGGATTCCGTGTGACTGTCCAACGTTTTCTACACCGAGACCAAACTTACCCTGTAGGGTTTCTTTGATTTCTCGTGAGTTGGTGTTTGTCTCTTCAACGAAGCGAAGATCATCACCTTTCTTCCATCCTTTAACAAGCTTGCGTGAGTCAACGACTGCAACCATGTCATCTGGGAAATCGAGATCAACAACTACTGGGATGCTTCCAAGCCCATCAGCAAGATAGCTTTCGACGATTCGTCCTGCTGAACGATCATTTACATCCTGACGAGTAGCGTCAGCTGCTGTAAATGTGTTGAAAGTAGTCTTTTTAGCAACGCTCATAACGATAGCTGATGGTGAACCACCTGCTGTTCGTACGTTGTTAAGAATGTTGCGGAGTGTAGCTTCTGTGAAAGCACCACCTACGTTGGTAGAGATGCCACCTGAAAGTTGTAGCCACTCAAGAAGTCCACGTGTCATTGCTGGGAAACCAGAAGCTGGTGCACGCGATACACCGTGAATTGCAGTCTTAGCAAGGTCGCGCATTACACGCTCAACTGCTTCTTGCTTTAGGGTCTCTGCTGTCTGTCCAGTCTTTCGAGCTTGCTCACTGTCAGCGTGTGAAAGATCAACGATCTCCTCAACGAGCTGCATGTAGTTGGTGAACTTGTTGGTCGTTTCAGCCATTGCTTCACCCTGTACTTTGCCCTCCTCGTGTGCGTTACCAACAATGGTAGCAACGATTGCAGATGTACCGTGTGCAACTGCTGTACTTTCACCAGCACCACGCTCGTATACGTCGATAACGTTTGTTGAGCGGTTTACTGACTTAACAACGACAATCTCAGTCTCAACGCGAAGAACATCACCAATAGTGATGCGGTCGATCTCTGAAGAGCTTACTGGTAGAGCAGTGGTGTCACTGTTAGTGTCCCAATCTGCACCACTTCCTGATGCTGTCACTGTCACTGTTGGTGACGTGTAGTTGCGCACCAAAATCTCAAACTCGTCCGTCATAAACGGCTCTGGTCGAGTGGTGAACAAGTCCCAAACGCGACCAAACTCATTTGCCATCATAGGTGTGACTTTTGCTGAGAGAGCAATCACCTCTGGGTCAAGCTGCGAGTTTGCATCTTCGAGGGTTGTGTGTAGTCCTAGATCCATACGAATATATAGTTAAAATAATAACAATCTAACATTCCGTAATACTCAATATGGCTCCAGTTGTTTGAGAGACTAAGCTAGTCTTTTTTGTTTTTGCGGATCTCCTTGATCTTTGTTCCTAGTTCAGACATCTTTTTGTCTTCAACAGGTGTACGTTCTCCACCTTTGGCTACGAGATCGTTTAGCTCTTTGGTTAGCTTCGCCTCCTCGTCTACCGCTGGGTCTTCGTTGTTAGGTGGTACTCTACCTCCTGAGTCAACAACTGATTTGATACCAAACCAAGATGCGTTTTGCTGAACATACTCAAGTTTTTGCCTGTTAGAGAAGTTGCTAGGGATGAGCGTTTGCTTTTCCTCTGGTATCTTCTCCATAACATCCTTTACGAGACCATCAACTGTACCCTTGTATTTGTCGAGCAAGTCACTCTTTTTGTTTGCCTCAGATTCTGCTTTCTTTCGCTTCTCTTTTTCAGACTCTGCGAGCTTTTGCCACTCACCTTTCTTTTTCAAAGACTCCTCCTCATCTTCTTGTCGCTTGCGTTCTGCTTCTTCAAGCTTTTCACGAGCATCATCAGATTCAGAGATCAGCTTTGCAACTTCTGGGTTGAGCTTCTTTAGCTCGTCGATAGAAAGCTTTGATGCGTCTACTGGCTCTGCTGGTTTCTCCTGTTCCTTTGGATCTTTTGGCTTGTTGCCATCTTCATCTTTAGGTTTGGGGTCTTGATCTTCAGCTGGCTTTGGGTCTTCGTCCTCTGCTGGCTTAGGATCATCAACTGGGTCAGCGTGACCATCTACAAGGTGCACGATATGTGCGAGTTTTCTTGTCTCCATAAATTATGTTTTATATTAGCTGGGATTCTCAACCCAGATATTAAAAATGTTTTCTTGAGCTAGGACACTAAACCTAGATAGTGGTGTATTGAACACTAAAACAATTATATAAGCAGTTGCGCATTAAGGCAATTATTGAGAATGCGTGCATGGGCAATTTGGATTCCTAGCACATGTCAAAAGTCTTGTACATAACAGGTAAAAACGTTACAGACTGTTATATTTATGATATGGCTCAACAAAGCCATGCTACCACTTCCCTACCCTATCGAGTGTTAAAAGAAAAACAACCAGCATGTTAAATATGGTCATATATGGCTAGGGTAGGGGATAGAGTTATGCACACTCTAAAATTGATTTAAAGGTTAGGGCAGCGACGTGAGCACTCAAGCGTTGTCAGCTACCCCCAGAAAAGATAGATACGATCACCTCTCTTTCTGTATGCGACGAGACGACGAATGTCTGGCGAGCTTAGATAGTGTGGCGGTCTACTGGATGCTCTGGCTGGCTCTCGTCATTGGGTTTCACCGCAGTTCTGGCAGGTGTTGTTGACTACGGCGTAAATACCGCAGATGCGGCAGTTCTTGATGAAGTTGAGTAGCTGTGTCATGTCAAAGACTCCCGTGGTTGCGGTTGAAAGAACATATCTGTGGACGTGAGGGGATTTGCACCCCTGTCCCTACATCTCAGATTAAAAACGTCTACAAAGCATAGTCAGTGTATGGCACTGACACCATTGTGTTAGGTCTTCCACCCAACGTATCCATCAAAAGTTTTAACGCTAGAAATGGATGGTTACATCTCCACCAACTGCTGGTAATGACAACACGTGCGCTACTAGCAGTACCTCACGCAGTGTCGCCGTTAGACTACTGCAAAATCTCGATCGAGAGATGCTTTTGTAGGATAGAACGGGGAAACGATAGATTGTTTTGCAAGTATCGAATGTCACACTTTTATGAATGCGTGACCGTTTCAGCTTTGCAGTTTTCAATGTTCGATGCGGTCGAGTCTAAAGACACGCCCAATACATCCATTATGACAGATCAGGACGCAGGAGCAAAGAGTGACGACAGTTAGGATGAAACGGCGGTATTGTTTCAAGCCGTGGAAAGTTTTTACTGTTGCCAGAGATACTAAATATTTTACCCTCGAAGCGAAGACAGAGATCATCTGTAGCGCCATGTACACTAACTTGCACAATGTCAGTATTAAACTGTACTGCACGGTTCAATGTTCCCTCGTTGCCACTCTTGATGATGTGTGTACGAGCTAACATGTCTGTGTAACGCTTGAGTTGCCATTGTCTACCACCACGATCAATCAAAATAGAGAAGCCTTGATCTCCAAGCAATTCACGTATCTCTTTACTGATCTCGTCTATACTTTGCCCTGTGAGTTGTCCTGCGATCATCTGTGCTCGTACCTGTCGTTTCAGCGCCTCATTCATTTGATGCTCAGCACCTTTGACGAGTCCATTGATTCCATTACCAAAGTCTAAATAAGTATCAGAGATGAGTGCGTTGATCGCGTCCTTGTGGATAAGTAAGTCTTGATTGTTGCGTATCTGTTCTATGGTCAACTCCCCTGTGGCTATATCAAGACCTGTAGTGCGTAATATCTCATCTGACAAGTTCATCCCCTCTAGGTAGGCTTGTGTAACAGAGGTCACTACCCAGCCCTTTATATCGTCATCTGCAATCTGTACGAGGCGCTTGATGTCATTGAGTGCGTTTGTCTTACTCCTCTGACTCAGTGCGTCATTGATGGCTTTAGTAACGATCTCTTTTGATTCATTATCAAGGCGATCAATGATGTCTAGTAACTCATCTATGTTTGCCTTTCGTATTGCTGCATCTAGTGCGCTACTGGTAGTGCGTGGCATATTAGAAAAAGGTTAGCGCAAGACGTGTTACGAAAATGATGGAAAAGATTGAAACAAGGATTACTCCTAAACAACCAAAGTATACCCTTGAGAGGTATACCCAATCTATCTTTTTCATTTGCTCCTCAATCTCCTTTGCGTTGTCTGATATTGGGTCATTATTTTGAGGCACATGTGATCCTGCTGGAAACTCCATTGATGTTACATTGTTACTGGTAATAGGTTGTTGTCTTGAATAACTTGAAAGAGGGTGGCGCTAAACCGTTCTGTAAACGTCTCATTGAACTTAAAGGCATCTTCTTCTGGACTGTCTGAGTCACGCAACTCCTTAGCAAGCTCAATGTCGAAGCGCACGAAGTCGTTGATGGCGTGTATCAGTTCGTGCCAAAAGGTCTCCATGAGCACGTCTGCATTCTTGATGTCAGCATTGATGTAAATCTCTTGAGTCTCAGGGTTGAAATATCCCATGACTGGGTCATTGTTTAACGCAAGGTTTTCTTGCACAAATATCTTGACTGTACGTCCGCCAACTTTTACTGATTCAGGTATCATAATGTGTTTTGTGTTTAATCTATTATATACCTTTTCTCACCTCTTGCTGCTTCTCTTTGATTCGCTTATACACATCTGTTATTGCCTTGAAATTGAGACCTGTACGTATCTTACATAACCTTTTGCTTGCTCCCTCTCTGTAATAACCAACTATAGCATTTGCTTCTTTATCGTTCTGCACAAAAGGGGAATGCATAGCTACATCTGTCATCCACTGAAACGACATTTTCTTCTCTATCAAACATCGTTGCCTATGTAGTTCTTTCTCGCGTTCTGCTTTAACCTTAGCTTCCCTCTCAGCAATCATTTCTTGCTCTCTCTGTTTCGTGTGTCCGCAATAATCACAACCTACTTCTTCCCACATGCCATGACTGCAATTAGTACATTTGGCGACCGTAAACTTTGGCATATCTTTCAGGCTATCTACGTAGATAACCATATGCTTATAGTTGCGGTGCGTTATTAGGGTTCACGGCTCCGCTCTGTATGTCTTCTTGCTGCATTCGTTCAATCTCTGCATCTACTTCTTCGTCAGTGTAGTTTTCGAGGCGCTGCATCGAAGTGCGACGAGAAGAAAGACCAGAAGCCACCTTTGTCTGCTCTACTTGCGTCTCGATCATAGCATCAGTAGGCAACACGTCACTGTATTCGATGTTCACATCGCTATCAAGTTCTTTGTTAAGCATCTTGAAACCAATCTCGATGATATCTGTAACACCCTTAGAGATACGTGAGCGCTTGGTGTCAGTCTTGCGAATGGCATTAAATAAGCGAATGCGCATCGACTCAACACGCTCTGGCTGAGCGCCTTGTGTAAGCTCGAACATAGGCACACCAGAAACCCAGCTAACAAGCTGCAGTTGACGATCTATGTGCTTAAACGCCTCTGTGATGAGTGGATTCTCGTTGATGATATATGCACCTCGTGGTGTGTCCTTGGTTGGCAACTCCAGTGTGTCAAATTGTTGCCAATTACCAGCTTCATCTTTCGTACCATCAAGCTTTGCCATCTCAAGGATAGCGTCGAGGTTCTTGATGAGCTGTGTTGCTACGTGCGTCGTGCGTTCGTTGATCTCTTGTAGTTGAGGCATAATGTCAGCATAATCACTTTTACCAAAGCCAAAGCGCGTCTTGCGACCGTTGTCGATCTGAACAATAGGGAGACGACCCAGACCCTCAATAGTCTCCTCTTCCTTGGCTGCAATACCAATACGCTCAAGGGTTACTTTCTCGTTAGCCTTAGAGTCTTGTGTTGTAGACCACGCCTCTCGTTCGATCTTTACGTCATCACCCTCAAGTGAATAGTGCTGTGTGTATAAGAAAAGCTTACGATTCTTTGTGTCTGGTCGATTGTCTTTAGGATCACGAATGTATGTAGCAAAAATCACTGATCCATCAGACTGTGGAAAGTATTGATCCTTGCCCACCGCTTGTATCTTAAACTTGCCGTCTTGGATGAAACCAAGAAGCACCTCATAACCAAACTCTGACTGGTTGACTGCGAAGTCATATATGGACTCTTTGATTTCATTCTCCTTTACGATCTCGTTGAGCGTGTTCACCGTGTTCTCGTCTTCGTTGTTCAAAAAGATACGTAAACGAGTAACATCACCTTGAACAAAATCACCATAGAAGTCTGATATCTTCGATGGTATTGCGTGTGCTACGTAGATAGCATCTGTGCTTGACTTGAATTGCTTTTTTACCAAGTCATGCAGTGGTAGCACTGTAGACTGTTTGTTTTCGTAGAGGCTGTGGTAGTTTCTGAGCGTTGTCATGCGCTCGATCTCTACATCGTTTGGAAAGCTCTTACTTAGTTCCGCCATAGGTGTTGTGTATTAAAGTTTCTTGTTGCGACGTACTCGCTTGTTTTGAGTACCAGACTTCTCAATAGAGGTAGCTGATATCTCCTCAACACGCTCTTGTTCGTGTTTCTCAGCCAATTTCTCAGCTGCTGCAACATCTTGCTTGTAAAGCTTTTTATCACCTAAGATACGCTTGCCGTTTTTATCTAGCTTAATGACTCTGCATGTTGGGCACATTGGCATCCCATTCACTATTTTTAGTCTACCAGTTGGCTCGTGTTCTTTAAAGATGGGGCGTGGGCAATATCCACATTGTATAGCCTTTCTCTTAGGGACAACTATTCCTTTTTCTGTTTTACCAAAAACCGTCATGTGTTTATTCTTCTTTTTCTTGCATTACCAAAACCTCTAGCATAGGATCAGACATAGTTTCTTCGACAAGCACCTCAATAACGTCGTTAAACATCTTGTATGTCTTGTTCTCAATATCAAAAGAGCCAACAGTGCCACCTATAGGTGTGCCAACGATATTCGAGACTTCCTTTAGAGTAGCCGTCTTTTGATCGTGCTCAAATATGAAGCGTATTAGCTCCTGCTTCATCTCTGGTAAAAATTTCTTCTCTGCGTAAAGACGAAAAGCAGAATTTAGTGTTTTGGGACTAACTAAGATTAGCACTTCTTTTTCGTCTTGTTTGTTTGACATAGAGTGGGTTGTAGACTATACCAAATTATAACCCACTTACTTAGGTCTACCAACACTTGCTGTACCCATAGGTGTGTCGAACATTCCTAATATGAGATACACCATTGCATCCACGAGGTCGTCGTGCTCTTCAACACCAAAACCAAACATCTCTGTAAACAACTCTTTGCATCCGTTCTGTGGGAAACGTACCACACCCTGCTTAATATACAGCGCAGCAGTCTCAAAACGTGCCCTTTTGTCGCGCACAGGACGTACACCAACAACTGGTATCAAACGCTTCTGCATCTCCTTGATAGCAGCTTTCTGATACCCCACATCCTCAACGAAAAACTTAGAGCCTTGTGGCATTGTGTTATTGATTGTTGCAGCAGCTTCGACAGTCTGAGCAAGGTCTATGCGCTTATGTACGATAGATGGTTTGATATACAGTATCTTTTGACCATCTTCTTGCGCGAGAATACCAGAAACCATAGCAGTAAGGTCTGCGGTCTCTTTCTCTGAGATAGCAAGGTCAACACCCGTGCCACCATTGAGTGCGTTGATACGCACGCTATGCACAGGTGTTATTAGACGCTCCACATCGTAATAATGCACCTCTTCTTCCTTAACGACTTGATCCTCTTCTGAGACAACTTTAAGCAAGAACTCACGAGACCAGATGGTGTTGTACTTAACTTCTCTTTTCTTCTTGCGCAGAGACTCGATAGTTGGATACTTTGCAACCCATGTAACCTTTTTTGTCTTGGGATCTATAAGAGGAAACTCAGACACCTCGTACATCTTCATCTTCTTCAATCGAGCCATCAACGCATCCTTGTGTAATAGGTTACCTATGACGACCATCTTAGCACCAGCCTCTTCTTTACCACTCACAACCTCAGTCAAGAACCATCGCTCTGTCTTGTCGCGATTTGCTTTCTTGCGCACCCATTCTAAATCTTCCGCGTCATCAACAATGATGAGATCAGGACGATATTGTCTCCATCGAAGACCACGCACCTTTTGACCACGAGAGCGACCCATGATGTAGACACCACTAGACATAAGCAACTCATCCCTTGTCCACTTATCTGTAGGTGCAGCGTTAAAGTCTTCTCTGATCCTCTTGTTATCTTCAACCTCTATTTTAATGTTGGCGATGTTCAGCTCCATCTGACTCACCGTGTCATTGATGACGAGTATGAAGTTATAACGCCTAGTTAGTGCACACCAAAGAGGGAAAGCAAACGAGCTTATTGTTGACTTGGCTGAACCTCGAAAACCAATGATGGCGTGACCATCAATGTTTTTGTCTTGCAGTATCCTAAAGAGATCAAGGTGAAAGTCTGCTGGATGTAGCGTGAAGTAGTGATCTAGGTAGTACTCACAAAAAAAACGGAAAGAGTGTTTAGCAGCTATCTGTCGCACTTTCTTTACACGGACATCAATACCATACGTAACTTTGAAATATAAACGTCGAGCTTCACGAGGCTCGATGATCTGAATAGGTGATTTAAGAGCCTTGCGCAATTCGTCAGCAGTCTCTGGTTTCTTCTTTTTAGTTGCAGTACTCATATGTCCTCATCTACAACTAAGTCCTCTGGTTTGTTCATCCAACTATTTACACGAGCTGCTATTTCTTTCTCATCCTCTTCTGTTGGTGTTTCTGGTGATGCTATCTCTCCGCTGAATGTTGAATGTGATGAGTACGACCCTTTCTCTTTACGTTCAAGTAACCACTTAGCTGTGTTTTTATCCTCTCTAACATCTTGAGCAATGGTCTGCTTAGCGTGCAGTTGAGGCGTTTCTTTAAGTATCTGTTTTCTATCTCTAAACTTTGGGTTTTTACTTTGGTATCTATAAAACGCTGCTATTGAGATATCCGCATTAACACACGCCTGCTCGTCACTTGCGCCCCACTTAAATGCTTCTTCGAGTTTCGATATTACATCTTTCTCTTTTTTGCCGTCAAACAAAGGACGACCACATTTACAGTTGGCTTTGATTAAACGACACTTGCCACACTTAGTCTTTCTCTTGGGCGTTGTCTTTTTTTTAGTTTGCTTCTTCTTAGAAGCACCCTTGTTAGTAGTTTTTTCTTCTGTAGCTTTTGCCTTTGTCATAATGACTGTGCAAACCGTTCTGCCTTTGGCGTATGCCCTTGCAGTGGTTTATAAAAGCTATGCAATGCGCTTATGTTCTGTAGTTCTTTGGTATAGGTGGCGCATCTACTCGCATTGATACGGTACGCTCATAACCTAGACGCTGTGCAGCCAGTATAACGATACGGCGTAGCGCCTCAGCTGTAGAACCTCCGCGACCAATGCACACAGGTGTATCTTCATCAGCAACTTTGATATTTATTTGAGTCATCTCCTCGCCATCTTCTTCACGCTCAGTGACATACAACACAACACGTTGTGGATGTTTCACTATTGCGTCAAGCATGGTTTGCAGTAACTCTTTGATTGCTTCTAGTTTTTCCTGCTGCATAGTGTTATTAAAAAATGAGTCTGTAGAGACCTGCAATCATTATCTCTTGAAAGTGCGAGACGCGCAAGGTCTAGTTATCCTATAAGCCTGCAAAACGTAAGTCATCAATCTCTGTAGCCAACACATAAACCGCTCCATTAGCTTCAACATCCGCTTGAAACTCTTTTTGCACTTTCGACTGCACACCTTTCTTGGTCTTGCACTCGATGAAGTACGTAACTCCTTGGTGCACACAGATGATGTCGCTTACTCCTTTACGACTCCACTTAGGCATCTTGCGAAAAATCTTTTTAGCGCTGTCATACGGTGGCGTATTGTTTTGTCGCCAAAAAAAGTACCGTTTCAACTCTAAATATTCACAGCAAGCACTGACTACAAGGTTCTCACTCATTACGAAAATAAATTGTTAGTGTCTATGTGATAGATTGATCCTTTATGATCCTTGTAGTAATACAGCTCACAATGCTCGCAGCTTATGTGTTCTACTTCCCAGACATGTACACGTATGCTTGTTCGTAGAGGTTTATGACAGCATGCACAATCGCCACGTCTAACACGCGCTTCCGCTTCTCCTCCTTTTTCGTATTCATCTCTGACCTTTTTTGCGCCAAAAAACTCACTTAAAATACGCGTTTCATCCATATTCTTAGCCCCCTATTAGCTTAGCGCCAGCTGCAAAAACTGTCTTGTAGAAACACAAAAACAAAAGAAGTAACGCCAAGAACACTATGATATTTTTTATAATCCTACTCATATGGCTAGGGCGCATGGAGAATGTGGGTAATACAACAACTTTGTATATTTAAGTGCGCCCCAGATATATAAGCGAGAATGGCTACTCAGCTTGATCTTCGCCGCCTTCTGCTGACTCTTCAGCAGGCTCAGGAGTTTCAGCAGCTTCTTCTGCTACCTCTTCTGCTCCTTCCTCTTGTCGTGTTTCTTCTGACATAGGTTGGTGTAGTTAGGCTGATAAAAGAGCGCTATGCTCACCACATAATTATATCATCAATACCCTCATCATATAGATCGAGATATACACTTTTGAAAACCTTATCTATTTCGTTGTCTACGTGGTCAGTATAGTGGTTGACTGTGATACGTGTCTGCATGAGCAGCTTCTTGATGATCTCATCCCTGTACAAGTACGACTCGTTACCCACATGACAGCCATGGTTATGTACTGGACAACTGTTGTAGATACTTGCATTGTGATTACCGTCTACATAGAGTCGAGAGCTAGGAGATATTATGTGATGAAGCACATCGCATCCTGTTTGCTTACACACCATACAGTCATACCAGTCACACCAATCAGCACGAACACTGTCGCTAAATCTGTTTTTTAGACCACTCTTTTTCATGCTTTGACCATAACTCTTTAGAGTTTTCCTTGCTGGCTTTTATAATTCGATCCATACCCATCTGAAAGTCTAGGCACTCTTGAACATCAAGATATAACCCTGTACGCTTTCCAGTCCTGTGATCTATGTACTCTATGAAACCCACTTCTTCTTTATGCCGAGGTGATTCTTTACTAGGTACACCAAAGATAAACTGATAGCTTGGATAGTCTACAAGAGCAATAAGATCAACATCTTCACCTTTTGTGGCTTCGTATGCCCCTTGGTCTGGTTTTATACGTTTTGCATCATCCATCTTGTTCTTTTTCTTTTGCTCGCTCTTCATCCATCATCCTCGTAGTCAAAGAGGAGCACAGACTTATAAACTTCTTCTCTGTGACGAAGTAACCGCACGAACACTTTATGTCACCGCGCTTATTGTACGTTGCTGACTTTGTGAAGTCTTTATGACACTTTGGGCACTTGTTTTGTAATAGGTTACGCCACTTCATGAGTTACTTTTTTACCTTTGGGTTTGTGTTATCTGTGAACGCCCAAACGATAGCTACTACCCAACCAATCAGACTCCAACCTAGAAACAAGTTGAGTGCTGTGATAGCTCCTGCGTTCTTGTGTCTCCTATGGTAAGCGATCATTGCTGGGATGAAGTAAAATATTGCTACGATTATAAACATTTCCATATTTCTTTTTTGTTATTTTCTTAATGCCTGAGTAAACAGATCGACTAAGACTGTTGACTCCTCTACGCTATCAACCAATGAGGCTGTATAGTGCTCAAGTGCCAATCTTTCGCATATGGGGCACTCTTTAAGCTCCCACGTGGTGTATTGACAATCATCTGCTACACCGCCACCTATTGGTTCTGCTTTGATTCTCTTTTGGTGCATCTGCACCATGTCTATAGGGCAAATCATGTTTGATGTGTTTTATCTTTCTAAAAAATGCAGCCAATCTTCCACTGTTTGATGTTTCTTTCCTCCATAGGGTATATTGTGATTGTTAAACCACTGAGTAACACCGTATGACGAAACCCCAAAGACTTCCGCGACCTTACTCAACGATTTATGTTCTCGATATAAACGTACAAGCGTCTCTTTTTCTGGCGTGTCTGCCATGCCATATCTACGAGCCTTTCTCATCTTCACACCACTAGCTTTTAATATTGATGTCAACATCGTTAGGGGTATAGCATACTTCGCTGCAATTTTCTCAACAGTCTCACCCTCTTGGTATGCTTTTATTAACTTTTCTTTTTCATTCATAAGCCATTTTTATTTAGTAAAATTAAATCTCTCTAAAAAGGTATTTCGTCTGGGTTAATGTCTTCCTCTGGGTATTCGATTGTATGCAGCTCTTCTTTTGGTTGATGATCTTCTGGTGTTATGTTCGACTTAGGTGATGATTCTGATTTGCTACCAACAAACTGAAAATCCTCACCAACAATCTCAGTACGGTATTTCTTTTGCCCGTCGCTCTCCCATGATCGAGTCTTGATTCGACCAGAGACATATATCTCTTGACCCTTACCAAAGTATTGAGCAATCACCTCAGCCCTGCGACCAAAGAAGACGACGTTATGCCACTCAGTCTCTTCTTTCTTCTCGCCAGTTTGTTTGTCTTTCCAGTTTCGACTGCTCGCTACACTGAAAGTCACAACTGAAACGCCAGATGGCAAACTTTTAAGCTCTGGGTCTTTACCTAAACGACCTGCTATTTGTGCTTTGTTTATATTCATATCACTTATTTTTACTTTTTGGATGGTATGTATACAACCAGCCTCTTCTTATAAATCCAACTATCAATCTTGCTTGCATGTTCTGCAAAAATGCTGCTGGACATGGTCTCTGCCATTTGGTGTGAAAAACTACCCCTCCTGCTTTTGCCATGTCTACGATCTCACTCACTTTTGTTATTTGCTTAGATTCCACAGTTCATTGCAATTACTAGTAACATCGCAACCAGACAAAGACCTGCGAAAAAGAGAAGCATGTAGTCAACTCTGTCTTGCTTTTTCCACTCCTCACGTTGTTTTTTTATGTCAAAGTTTTGCATAAGCTATTCTGGGTAAACATCACCAATCTGTAGACCTTTTAGACTCTCGTCAACTTCTTCTGGCGCTGGTGCGTTGTCTAAGCTGCCAGAAACAAATGTGAGAGCATCTACATGGTCTCCTTTATAAACATCCTCATCTACTTCGACCTCTACTACTATTTTGTATGTCTTCATATCTCTAAAAGTTATCTTGTACTTTACCTCTAAATCGCTCATTCTCTCTGACTCGAATGGCTGTTTGTATAAAGCTCACCATCTTATCAGCAGCTCCTAGTAGGTTCTCATAATTGTTTTTTTCGATTTCTTTTATAGTCACAATGTCGTCAAGTTCAGCAGTCTCAAGTTTTGCTCTACTGCGCGCCTCAGTGACCTTGTAATCTCCATCTAAGAACTCAAGCATCAACTCACCAGTAACCTCATCACGTTTCTGGGCGTACACGTCTCTTTCACCACGAGCACGAGATGCTTTGTTACCTAAATATGCGTATACTCCTGTCAGACGACCGCCTGTGCGCATAAGTAACGGCTCACTCAGAGTGTCTAGGTCTTCATCGAACAACCACCGCCCAACCTTAAATATGTAATCGACCATCTTGTCGCTCTCTCTTAGTTCATCCAACGATTCAATCTTTGCTAGAGCCTTTTGCGTCTTTTCTCTAAAAATGCGTGTGGCTCTGGTTTCAGCTGTGGCACTTTTAAGCTGTTCGATGGTCATTTTATCTGCATTCTCGATACCTTGCCCTTGTGCTTTTTTTATTAAGTCTTTTTTACTCATAGTAAAGATTTTTGAGCACACAAATGGTAGGCAAAATTGGCTGTACATGTTGACCTAGCACAAGATTGGCACAACTGTTTGCCTTTAAGTCTGCATGGCTTTGGATGTTCTATGTTTCGACAACTGCCATCATACTCGACTGACTCTACCTTGTACCCTCTTGCTTCTCGCACCTCAGCTTCGCGGTAATTCTTCTCTTTGATTTGGCGTGCCTTGATAACGGCTGGTATCGTTGGGATAAACTCACCATCATCGTTTTGCACTAACCTACGTGAGCGTATGATGCTCTCGATTGATGGCATACTCTTGAGATTTCTGAGCTTTATTGCTGCGTCGCCATCACTGTCTTTTATAACCAAGTTGTGATGAAAAGTGTTGACATAATGAGCAACAAGTGAGCCGTCATGATTACGCGCATTCTCATGCGTCTTGAGTATGTGGTGCACTTTTTCTTTGTAGGTTTTTAGGTGCATATTATTCTTCATCACGATCACTACTCAAAAATACTTCTACGCCTGCACCGTTCGTGGTTTGTAATTGCTGTTTTGCAGCTCTCCCTATGGTGCTCAACAAACTCTCAACGTGCTCATACTGCGTTTTGTTTGCACAATCGACTTCTATTTGTAGTTTGATCTTTCGCATGGACTATGCAGTTAAACTAATATCAATGTCCTCATAAATGCGCACGCCGTCATGTTCACGCAAGCCATCTTTCACTTTGCCTCGTAGAACTTGGTCTAGCAAACCTTTCTTGATGGCAAGATTCATCACCATATCATGAGTCTCTTTGACTGCTAGAGCTTTATCAGCATCTTGCAGTTCGTGTCGCCATACTTTTTTGGTCGTTGCTTTACCTGCGTCAGTTTTAATTGTGGTATCAGCCCTTTCCACTGTGGGCATAGGTGTTGGGTCGATCGTTGTGTCACCTTTCTCAGCTTTGCGTTCCTCTCGCTTCTCTTTCAATTTTCTCAAACGATCTTCTTCTTTGCGTGCTGCCTTTTCTTGCTCAATTCTGAAATTAGACATTGACCCCTTAATGACTTTCTCAAGGTGCTCGTAGTGCTTTAGTGGCTCATTGAACAAGCCCTCTATTTGCTTCACAGCATCTTTTAGGGGTTTTACATACTCAGTTTTGAGTTTCTTGATACGGTTTACTCGCCCTTTCACGTCTACCGCGAAAGTAGTAGCTTCTACGTATCCCTCTTCGTTAGAAATCATTGCGACGACCTCAGTCTGCTTTTCCATCTTCTTTAGATCTTTGGTAATCTCTGCGACTTTAGATTCTGGTGATGCCACAGTGTATGTGATCTCCTCAGACTGTTTTGTTTTTTCAGCCTTTTTTGAGGCTGCATTTTTTGTTGCCATATATCTCTGTTACTCGTTATTATTATGTTGTAAGTATATCAATGGTGTAAATGATGTCAATGGTGTAACTGTGGATATGTGGACATTTACACTTGTATCGTAGTTAGCGTATTCAGCAATATTACACCCTCTTTCATAGTCATTGCTTCGATCTCTGGGTAATTGTCCTCTAAGTATCTGAGTTTATGACCATCTGCCCATCCCTTACTTACGCCTATCAGTATGGCGTACATTCGTTGTTCTTTTTGGCTTAGTTGATTCTCTTGCGTCATACGTAGTTTTGGCTTCAACACCCTCTTGTAAATATTTACTCAGAAGCTGTGTATCTATAAATATGCTCCCAACAAGCCTCCATATAAACGTTGGTAAAAATCGAGGTTTAGGCTTCACAATCCTGTTCATGATCGTAAACTGCTCAATAACGTACTTTCTAACCTCTCTTCGCGCTGATTGTTGTAGTTTGTTTTTAGCCATTGTAGTGTGGTTCAATTTCTACTCTGTAATTGCCTAGCAAAAGCTTCTTCTCGTTCAAATCAATCACTGTGTCACTAGGTACACGAAGTGTGAGCACTGTGTTACCATCTTTGTATTTCAATTCTTCGATCGAAGCAGTTGTGCTTATTGGTTCACATTGTTTTTTAAGCTCGCGTACCTCTTGCCTGACCGATGCAATTTGGTCGTTAAGTGACCGCACGTCTTTCTCTTGTTCTTTGTCAAAAAGCTGTGGTTTGTCACCAACATCATTTACTCGATCTTCCAAACGCTCGACGCGACGATTAAAAGGCTCTTCATCGACGATAAAATCAATGTTCAGATAGTGATATGATCGCGGTAAAATCTTCTTCACATTGACCTTGATGCGCCACTGTAAATCTTTCTTCATCTTCATCTCTTCGAGCACAAAGTTTGCTGAAATAAGCAAATCTGGTGACTCCATGTCTAAAAGTTCTTTTGTTTCTGTCATGTTTTTTTATAGACCGTCTATGGTCTTAAACTTATTACTAAAATTGCCTGCTTCTAAATTGTCGATAACTTTGTCTATAACATTTTTTTCAAACACATTGAGTTCTGAAATACTACGTTTCACATGAAACGTATGTATTGGCTTCTTCGCTTGAGTGCTTGTATCAACCCAGTTGACCATGATTTTCTTGGCTAACTTGCCATATTTTTTTCGATACGCCCACGATTGCATGGTTATTTGAGGATGGTTGTCGCACACGTTTTGATCCCAAACTAGCTGACCTGTTTTGTTTTCGATTACCATCCCTTGGTCTTCTAAGAAACCATCGAGTGTAATCCTAAACTTCCAACCTCTATGCTCGCATATAAGCTCATACTCTGCGCATCCTTTTGGTAGCTCTGGGAACATTGGCAAAACGTAATCCATGTGAGAAATCAACCTCTTAGCAACCTTATATTTAAGCATATACGTCTTGTAGTCGAAATTTCTATCTGCGTACGCTTCTGCGAAACCAATCCCAAAAGCCAATGCTGGACTCATTTTCATAGGAACACCATCAACCCATCTTAGGTGAAAGAGTGCAGGGTCTTTGGCATAATCAAGCACCTGTGTAGATGATAGTTTCTTATGATGCGGATATAGTGCTTTTGCATTGTAATCTCTCATAATACCTACTGCTCAAGTGAGCTTACTTTACTGCTTATTATACCGTGCATTTCTTTCTTAAACTTGTCTGTGTAAAGCTCTGATTCGTCTAGTTTCTCGTCCATATCAATAAGAGTTGTGATGTCCTCACACTTCTCGATAAATGCTCTAAATTGAGCCTGTAGCTGCTCTGGTGACGTCTTCTGAGGCGCTTGTGGCTCACTTGGCTCATTGTTCATTTCTTCGTAAGAAACTCGTCCAGCCTCTTGTACTTTAGCTTTCTCAGCTTCGCTAAGGTCTTGTGATCGTTGCAGGTTTTCAGCAACTCGATCCCAAACATCACCAGCTATCTCTTTCCAAATAGCGCGGTTTAGAGATCGTGTCTCTGCCATCATGTTCAGTGTCTTCTTTACTGCTTCAAGCTTAACGTTGTGCTTGCTTGCTTCACCAATACCCTCGACTTCGTGACCGTCTTTAAAAACAATAGTTGTTTTTACGACCGCCATCTCATCCAAGTTAGTGCTCATCTGCAAGAAGTCAGCTCGTATTGCTTGCACTGCGCCTTTGGCTTTGCGCAAGTCATGCAACAAGAAAAGGCGACCATCTTTGTTGAGATAAGGTTGACCGCCCATTGCATTGACTCCCATTGAGGGAACGCCGTAAATCTTCGCAACTTGATTACAAAACTCTTGTGCTACAAGTTGGTTGTTGCTGTTGGTCGTTGGGAGTGCACCACCCCATGCCATTTTTCGTGGCGCTGGCTCATAGCTTATTGCTCTCTCGCTTGTTGGATGCTTTGAGTTGATGTGTCTTGTAAGACCACCTTTGTTCTTTGCCACAAAGTCGCACTCTGTGCACTTGTGTTTCTTTTTATTCGCCATATATCTCTGTTACTCGTTAATTTTTAAATCTCTAGCCTAGCTGTAAGATTTTTCTCACATACTCCTTCAAGTCTTTACCCTTAACAAAATACTTTGGGTTGCTGCCCGATCCTAGATTAACTGACTTGAGTTTGCCGTTTCGTATCAACGAATACACTCGAAATCGTGAGGGCTTGAGGTTAGAGTCAAGTATCAAACCAAGCTCCTTGATCGCCTCTGGGCTGTACATTTCGTCAGCTTCAACTTTGTCTAATTTTCTTTTTATCTTGTTTATCATGGTCTCTTTATGTTATCTAAAAAATAAATGATGTCAATGGGATAAATGTGGATATCATGTTAATTTTAGTCTTCTGTCTTCACCATCCAAGTTAACCACTTTGCACATCTCGACTATCCGCGATGGGATGCGATCGCCTATGCGCTGCGACAACTCGTCGAGATTGTAATTGCTGGTAAATATCATTGGGGTCATGTTTTCATATCGCTTGTTGACGATCATGTAAAACGTTTCAGCAACCCAGTCAGTAAGCTTCTCAGCGCCAATGTCGTCGATCGCTAACACTCCCTTAAAATCTTCCAATCTCTCCATGACAGTCTCGTACTCTGGGTATAGTTTTCTCTTGTCAAAATCACTTCTCATGTCTTGAAGTAGCTTTGTGGAGTTCACAACCTTGTGATGAATGCCCATCAGAGCTAATTTTTGGCTCATAGCGAAGACTAAATGCGTTTTACCTACTCCGCAGTCACCATGAAGATATAAACCTCTCCTGTGCTCTTTTAGAGCTTCTACGTGCTTTTGAATATCCTTGGGCACGTCAGAAAACTTAGCTTTGGCAAATCGTGGTGGTATTTTTATCTTGCAAGGGTTATAAGTTTCCATATTTTCCTTTTTTCGCCGTTACTTGTGGCTTAGCATCAAAACTGTTTTTTTCCCATGTCCTCACTGCTGCTTTCCAGTTTTTCATTGGTGACTTACCAACGAGCCAGCCTTTACTTTCGTAATAATTATAAAACTTCTCTGAATCAACGTTATTTTTTCTCTCTTTGCAATACTCCTCGATCTCACTGACTTTAGGTTTCTTAAACTTCTTGGTCTTGGTTTTCTTTTTTGGTTTTTTTTCTGGGACAGTATTATCTAACCTTACCTTACCTAACCTTACCTTACCTATACTGGGTTGACCATTGGTTGCCAAGTGGTTGCCAGAGGGTAAAAAGTGACCATCTGGAACAGGTAAAGCATCCTCAGAATTAAACGTGTATGACCCATTCGCCCTTATGTATAGCCCTCTTTTCTCTTTCAAGTATTTAGTCTCTCTGTAACGATCTTTTCTGATCTGATTGTTTATGCGCCAATGCTTAACGACGCAAACACCACTGTCGAATGGTAATAAAAACTTCTTTGAAAAAAGCACTTTTAGTTCGTCGTCTGATGCACCAATGACTCGCATTACCATCTTTGGACTTGCTATAAATCCATCATCGTCAGCGTTCATGCCGAGATGAAAATAGAGGAGTTGCGAGCCTTTGGGCATGTCTAAAAACGCATCTGTACTTGTGATTTCGTCGCTAAACATTCTACGTGACATACTCCTTTTGTTACTACTATTTTGTAATCATTCTATCAACCAAATAAATGGTGTCAATGAAAGATATGTGCATTACTTGTGCACAGCTCGACCCCAACAATGCTCTGACCAACCCCAATCTCTCAAGCCATTAAGAGCATAAAGATGCTCTGCATATGTGATGTTGTCTGCTTCAAGAAACAAATCTAATCCCATGGCGACAGCAGTCTCTTTGTGATAGAACAGATTGATTTGACATATACCAATGTCTAAATTATTCTGCCTACCCCTCAAAACAGTAGCGCCGTCAGTTTCATAATGCGTCGGCTGTGCATATGGATCACCCTTACTCTCACAAGCGCACACATGCTTCAATGGATAGCTCAGTTTTAGCTCCTGTAAGCTCTCAGATGACACATTGGTACTAGTTGCTAGTATTTGCCCCTCAAGCTTTATATACGTCATTTTAGACGGCAATAAAGACATGATAAACCCTGCTACCATGACCGATATAGCGATGGTAGCTATAGGTATGGGTATACTATCTTTTTCATTTTTCATATTGTTTCGCGCACTAATCTAAGTCAGATTGCCACTTGTGATTTGATAGAGCTGGGCTGGTATACCAAAGCTCTTTTTCGATCTGATCTTCAGATACGCCCTGGGTACTTATTGGTGCTTTTTCAGTACCAGTGAAAGTAAACCCATGACTTTGACACGTCTTGTGTTGGCTGTACGTTACCCAAAAGTTAGGATATTCATTTGCATGTTTTTGCAAAATCGAACAGTCAACCACTGATTGCTTCTCTAGCCCCATCACAAGCACAAAGAATAGTGCAATGACCAGAGATGCAGCCAGAATGCTTATAATGATTTTGTGGATCGCCCACATCACTACATTGTCTGACTCCATTTTGCTCTGATTGTCTCGTTGGTACTTCATATAAATTATAACTTAAAAAAGTTTCTAAACGACCAATAAATAAAACGTGGCGTGGTCATGTGGTAGCGACCTAATACTGGGCTGTGTTTCTTACACAACCCAAGAGTGCCCCACTCTTTTCTACAATTGTCGCAGTTATGTGCATAGTACGCCTCACTCTTTCTCATTGGCACTTTAGTAACTGCAACTGGCTTAAACTTTCCTGTGCTTATTGTTTCGATCTCCATACTATGCGTTTGGATTATTTGGACAAACAACAACATCACCTACTACTAATTGGTCGTTGTTTAGTGGGTATTGCTCAATTGGGTATGCTTGCATAAAAATATTTGTCGCGTTCTCGTTCTTCTCAAGACCGTCTAGTTTGCCCTCATCGTTTATAAACATTATGGTGTCATCATCAATCTGAATCACGTCAATGTATCCACCAACATATGCCTGTAGCTCTTTTAAAGAAAAAGTTTTTCCGTCTTTTGGTTCAATCTCTTTGATTGTTCCATCTGTTTTATAAAGCTTTCCTTTCATGGTTTGTTTTTGTTAATGCTAATAAATATATTGTAATCGTTATGTAAATGATGTCAATGGGGTAAATGGCATAACTGTGGATAACACAAAAGAAAAGACACGCAGCCTCCTACTACGTGTCTCCCTATGGCATGGGGGAAATGTAAAAACCCCAAAGTAAAAAATGTAAAAGTGGGATACCCGTAACCACTAATACAAGTCTATTCTACCATGCTGCCTTTAGAGGCTGCAACGACTTCGCTTTGACGATCAATGGTGCGGATAGCAACTGATGTACCAAGTAGTATCTCAATAGCTTGTACGAAAGCGCTGACACCGCCCTCATCGAGATATCCATTCATTTGCAGTGACAAAAGAACAGCAACAATGGCAACTTTCCAAAATCGAACGCTACCTAAAAATGCTAGTTTTGATGAGTTCATATGTACTATTTTCTAGCTAGTAAAGTCTTCTTTACAAGAGCAATTGTAGCCTCGATAGCCTTTCTTAGCTTTGCATTCTCTGCCTTAAGACGGGCGACTTCATCAGTCTGTAGTGCGTGCTCCTCTGCAACTTTTTCTGGTTTCTTGTTGAACAGTCTAAAAACATGCTCTTCAAGTATCTCAGTAAGGTCTGGCTTATCGCTAGTGATGTCTTGGTGGATCAACTGTGTCTCTTCTGTAAGTTCATAGTCATTTGCAAGAGCGTGCCACTTTGCGATCTGTTGTGCACATGCGTATTGCCACTCTGTTAGATTCACCTCATCTTTCTCAATCTTTCCGCTCTTGTCGCGGTCAATGCCACCAGTGTACTCAACACCGTCGAGGTATAGGTTAGGGTTCACATATTTACCGCCAAGTTGATTGTCTTTGACTGCAATCTTTTTGAATCGTGCGTGTGTTTTCGCTGTGATACGACCTGCGTGCCAAAGCTTCTGGTTGAGCCTACCTAACTGTGCAATCTCTCCAACATTCCTACCAACCAAGAAGAGAGAAGAGCCACCATTGCCATATGTACGTGTGATTGGATCATAACCATCAACAAGCCAACCAAGATCACCATTGTAATTGAGAGAAGTGGTCGCGTGGTGCACAAGACCTTTCTTTTTCATTCCAGTGTGGGAGTATTTACGCGTCTGTCTAAAAGTGACTGGATACTTTTTACCGCCGTATTCTATGTGTTTTAGAAAATCCATATTTTCATATAAAAAACTTTTAATGCTACTAACCATACCAAGTAGATTATCTTGGTTATAGTCCCAGTGGTGTGTCTTGTCCTCGTGTGGCATTTCAAGAATATGGTCGAACATAGAGTGACCACACAGCTCGTGTATGATCCTGCGTACCACCTCATTTAGCTTTTTACCGTCTGGTGTGACAATACGTCTATCTTTCCTCTTAAAGCTGCCAGTAAGGACGTTTTCAGAAACCCCATGCCTCTTATCAAGTGATTGACCGCGCAATGTGTTGTATTTGTAGGGCTTGAGCCATTGATCGAGAGACCAGTAACCAATAACAAAGTGATAATCGAGTGCATCAAGTGTGTGCGTTTTGGTAAACCATTCGTTGTCGATGGAGTGACGCAACTTACCGTTTACTACTCTCACTCTTTTTTCAAACACTGGGCTTTCTTTCTCTGCTTTCTCCACATCGAACTCAAACATAAAATCACCACGCTCTGACGTGATCTCATTCACTTGCTCTAAAATATCATCCCAGTCCTTGCTGCGCATTCCTGCATGATCTAAGATTTTTACTTTAAAGGTTTTCATTATACTGTTGGTGATTGACCCTGTTTGGCAAGATAGATAAGAAGTTGCCTATATTGCATATACGCATATGATAGCAATACAAAGACAATGACCGCAATGGTGAGAACAAATATAGCTGAGTTAAGCGGTGAGAGCCTGCTTTCAAGTAGCGTCATGACACGAAACGTCAAACTCTGCAATACCATTGCAGAAAGTGCAGCTACAAAAGACAGCACAATGTGCTGTACATACTTCAATCGCCTATCCTCGCGTTTAAGTTTTATGTAGTGGGCTATGAAAAATGCAAGAGGTATCAAAATCGCTATACGTATAACGACAACAGCAACACCAAGGGCATCAATTATTGTTTGATCTGGTAACATCTATGTTTTGTTTTTTAACAAGTTCTAGTAAGACATTTGAAAGCACATCGCGTGTTTCTTTTGTCACTTGGTTGTTATTCTTGATAACTGCTTTTAGTTCTGCCTTACTCTGCGCATCTTTCTCTACAACACCAATTACCATCTTACTTAACTCTGTGTGAGATTGCCACATTCTCCACAACAAAACACCAAACCCTGCTGCAACCCCTGCTATTCCTGTTATCTCTCCAACACCTAATGTGTCCATATATTTGTTTTTTAATTACCCTCTGCTTCCCAAAAAATAGCTGCTGTTCCTCCCCAGTTATCAATCTGTGTTTGATTTAACGTAAAACCATCATCTGTAACATCTATTATTCTACCCCTAACTGCATCGCTTCCAGCGCTAGCATCTCCTATTTGTATTCTCCAAGCATAGTTGTCTGTTGAACTACCACCCCCACTACCATTAACAGGATAAGAATATGCACAATTATCTGATTCTGCCTCTGTCCAAGCACCAGTAGATACTGTTTGACCGTAATCTTGTTGATCTGTTCCGTATGTTGGACCAACCGCAAAGACACGCACAATCCTTGGTCTAAAACCAAGACTTATAACAGAAGAAGCTGCACCCGCGAGCGTTAGACGACCCTGCTTTCTTTGGATTCTAACTAATTCAGCATCTATTTCACCATCACTATTAGTCTTAACAATCTGGTTTTCGTTACCCTCAAGCGTCTTAAAATAAAGATCAGTATTAACGATAGCGACCCAACCATCAGTAGTATTATTGTTGAATGCCCCACCGTTTGCATATGGATTACCCCCACCACCACCTAAGTTTGGATGATTTGACGTGTCATTTGTAGATGGCTCTATAACAATCCAATATGTGTTGCTGAGTGTCATTGCTGAAACTTCACTTGTAAATGTAGCCTCAAACTCAGAATCATCTGCTATATCAAGCCAATCAGCATTACTTATTGTGACTGTACCTAAAGCTGTACCAGATGGAGCACCAGAAGCATCAGCTTGTAGTGAGATAACAACATCACCAGTGAATGTGCCAGTATCTGCTTTCTTAAAGAGCTTTACACCACGCATCTTGGACTTACCAACAATGAAAGATTGAGCAAGGTCAACGTTGTTTGACGCTGCATCTGCTTCACCAACTGGTAGTGTTGTAGATGATGTTGTTTGTGTTTGATCTTCACCTGAAATGGTCACATCGTCAGAAGTAAATGCAGGGTTGTTTGCATCTTCAATCTTGATTGCTGACGTTGTTTGCACCTGCGCCCTTAGATCAGCAATATTTGAGTTGACAATAGTTGTTGCTGAGTCTGGCACGGTAACATCTGCAAGACGATACCACCCATCGTTTGAGACTGCTGTATCAATCGCTGAGTCTGAAAGTGCAGAAGCACCTGACCCTGTCACAAGCTCTATAGTCCCAACGTTTGTTTTGAGCGCGCTTGGCTCTGTGTCCTTATCCACACGAATGATGATCGCGTCTACTCGATCTGATCCTGATGAGTTACTGGCAACTGCGATCGTTTCTATTGCGGTGCTGTCAATGATGACTTTCATTGTGCGACCGCTGATAGTTACCTCAACAAGAGCTGAACCAACAGCCACCTCAACATTCATGTCTGGCACACTCCTCTCTGTTACTTGTAGACCTAATGTGCCATTGGATTTGTCACCAAAAATGCCCTCATTGAGCATCTGAGATTGTAGCCACTGTAGCTCCTCGTCTGTATATTGAGCCGTCGATGAGTTTATTACGAATGTTTTGACTGACATATGTTTATAGGTTTTCTTCTAGTAATTTTAATCTCTCGTCGATATCTTTGACCTTATCCAAAAACTGAGTTGGTAGATCGCTGATAGTTATTGAAAGTCTTTTTTGATCTCCTAAATATTCTACTTTCTTTTCTAGCACCTGATAGTTGTCATCAATGTCAACCAGCTTATTCTTAATCTTTACTCTTATTTTATCACCAATTTCAAAATTATCTTCAACGCGAGGTGATAACTTCACGTCTGGGCTAAACTCATTCTGCATAAGGCTAGCGTTGGTAAAGTCATCTAGGTCGTCTTGGCTGTTGGCAACCCTAAAGTCTGTGTAACTCTCGATGATGCCGTATTTTGCTTGTCCAGCAGTATCTTCTTGTGTCGATGTTCGAGAGTCTGACTTACCAAACGCCTTGGTCACAATAGAGTCCCCACTATCACGCACTGAGAAGCTGAGGATGTTTGCGCTTTGTTTCTGGTCGATGTCATACTCAAAAATAACAGTATCACTCACATCACTACCAATCTCACTCAAGAAGTTGAGTTTGCGGTCATTGTCTATGAAAAACTGACTACTCGTTGAGTCGCCTATGCTTTTGAGAATAGTGAGCACGTCTGCATAGTTGTATACATTGTTCACGGTACTTGAGACTGCAAGATTACCTATAGAAATACCAGTATCCTCATCAGCATTGATCTGATTCATAAGATCAGTAATGACCGCACTGGCTGTACCATTCGTTGCATAATCATCACCAACTATGCGCTTCTCAAGAATGTGTACAAGCTCTAAGCATCGAACACGGACGACATCGAGGTCGATATCAAGCTCGCTGATGATGCCCCAAAACTTAACGACACCGTCCTCTATGATGGAGATGCGGTTATAATGACGCAGGTTGTCAGTCGTTGACTTCTCGTTGTCGAGCCTGATGGTAAACTCAGCCGTTCCAGTCTTTCCAACAGTCTTTTTGTATTGAGTCCGCGTGGTTTCAAACTCAAAAAAAGTTGTAAGCTCAACATACGACTTGCTGTATATCTTGATAGTTCTCATATGGTTGTGTTGCGATGCTTAACACTAAATGTGGCGGTAGGAAAGTAGAGTGTGATGTATGGGTCTTCGTCAGATATATACATGATCTCATTTGCACCCTGTTGTAGCAATATGAACATGCTTTGATTGCTTATCAAACCGCTCAAATCGAGGCCGTCTTGATCGACGACAGTACCCTCTTTGCTGTCTATCTCAACCCACTTTGTGTCGTCAGCAATGGTAGTAGCTATCTCAAACATGGCTCCCGTAGTGAGATTCTTGACTACTGGGTTGGTAATAGCGCCCTGAGACTCGCCATTTATGCGTATTACAGTGTTTGCAGACGCACCACCAGTGTTTGTAACGGTAAGCACGTTCTCGTTGCTTAGAGACCAGCTAAACGGCACATCAAGGGGTACTGTGAGTCCGCCGTTATCCACATAACCACGCGTACCATTCGACGTGTTTTCCGTCTGCGAAATGATAAACGGATCATCTGCTTTGAGAGTAAAGCGAAAATCAAGCCTATAGACTTGCTTGAGTCTCCTGTCTACACGTAGGTTTCTGAAAATCTTAGCCTCGATTTGCCATGAGTCGCCATTTGCATCAGTCCATTTGACTGTCACATAGCCATTTTTGATCGTGCTTGGCTGCGTAGGTAGTGCCAACACTTTCTGCATGTTCTTGCGCACAGTCTCTGCATCAGCCTCAGTGTCTCCAATAATAACGCCCTCAAAGGTCATGTTGCGCCTACCATAGTAACTAAAGAAATCCCAGATACCATGCTGACCTTGCTTGTCGATTTCTCGACCTTTCACATCAACGTCAAAGTCTGGGTATTGCAGTAGTGCGATTATCTGACTTGGAGTAGTAGTGTGGTCGTTTATAACGAAACTATCGCCGTTTTTGTTTTCGATTGTATATTGGTAGCCTATCATTGTTTATAGTCTGTTTAATTCCCACGCAAACTCACGTCCAATAGTATTTACGTCTATTGTATCACTAAGTGTTGCTGTTATAGGTGCATTCACGCTAACGTTTCTGTTGTTCACCACGTCACCACCACCTCGTCGTTGAGACTCAAGCGCACTGACCAGCCCACCCATTCGTGAAACCATGTTAGCTGGTATGACGTACTCACCTGCGTGCACCTCGCCACCGTCAGCACCAACATGTCCACCCTCATGAAACTGTCGAGGGTTTGATCGTAGAGCATTAAGCTGTTGTTGTAGAGATATAGCGCGCCTCAACTCAGACGCCATTTCGCCGTACTTTGCTATCGCCTGATCTGCAAACTCCTTTACTGATGCAGATCGCACAGCGTTCTGCGCAAGCAAAAACGCGGTAGTCTCAGCTTCCAGCATCTTCTGCTTCTCAATCTTGTCCGTAATGAGCGCGACTTCTTGGATAAGAGCATCAACAAGAGCCTCTTGTCTACGCACTTGCTCTTCTTCAAAACGAGTAAAGGCATCGAGGTCAGCAATACGTCGCTGCTCCTCAATCTGTGCTTCAAGATCTTTCGTTTCTATCAAGCTTTCTAGACCTGCCTGAGCAGCATCAATACCAGCCTCCTCAAGCTTCTTTCTGATTTCAAGTACACGCTCTGCCTCTCGTTCTTCAAAGTCTTTGCGTGCTTTTAGTATCTCCTCTTGCTTTTTTATCTCATCCTTGATTTCTTTGCGTCGATCCCTGTCGTCTGTATCTCTAAGCTGACTTTTAAGATCATCTATAGCCTTTTCAGCGCCAAGTGTGATCTCTGCAAGACCTTTGACAGTAGCCTCAGCGTTCTGTTTGAGTGATGCACCAAACGTAGCAAATGTATCTGTTAGTTTGTCACCAAGTTCTGTCTGTGCTTGCTTTGATTTGTCGATAACACCAAGCATCTGCTCTTGAAACTTCTCAAGCTCTTCATTACTGTCCTCTGCCGCATCGCCAACAGTGCTTATGCTCTGTGCTGATTGATTGACTATTTCTGCAAGTTGACCGTCAGAGATACCCTGATATTCAGTAGGATCAAATGCCTGAGAGAAAGAGTCTCTGACTTTATCTAGTGATTCCTGTATCTTCGCACCATTCTGATCTAGGTCACTAGTTAGTGTGCTGAGATTCTGTTTGATTATGTCGATCTCGTTGTCTATATCGTCAGTGTTACCACCAAATGCACCCTTAATCTTTGAGAGTGCGCTAAAACCAGCGTTTGCTGTTGCCAATATACCAGTCTGAAAC